CCTTTAGGCCCCCGCTCTCCGGTATCCCCCTTCAGGCCTGGTATTCCCTGCGGTCCTCGCTCCCCCTGTTCGCCCTTCTCACCACGCGGACCAGCGGGCCCTACAGCCCCCTGAGCACCAACGTCACCACGCTCACCTTTCGGCCCTGCGGGCCCTTGAGGGCCCACTGGACCTGTTTCGCCTTTAGGACCGACATCCCCCTTCGGACCAGTTTCTCCCTGAGGCCCCCGGGGCCCCCGTGCATTCTCAGCCATACGTCTGGCCTCTTCAGCACTGACAGTGGCAGCCTCTGCCCGCTTAAGGATCTCTCCGGCGCTCTCCTGCGCCAGCCTGGCCTTTTCAGCATGCTGTCTGGCTTTTTCTGCATCAGCTCCGGCGGCTTTTTCAGACTCTCCGGCACGGGTCGAGCTTTCCTCTGCATTCCCCGCTGCTGTGATTGCACGGGTCGCGGCCTCAGTGGCATCAGTCGCTTTTTGTCCGGCTTCAGCCGCCCTGCTGGTTGCCGTCTTTGCACTGTCAGATGCACTCTTCGCACTGGCTGCTGCACTTTCTTTTGACTGTGTGGCCTGAGTGTTTTTTGTCGCCGTGTCTTCATTCAGGCGACGAATAGTGGCAAGGTCATCAGCCACATTATTCTGTATCTGCCGGAAATCTGTCAGCAGCTCTCCGGGTATGCTCACCTCAACAAGACTGCGGCGTAACAGCATATTGAGCGTCACCGTACTTTCGGTCCCCTCAATACGCACACGTCCGTAGACAGCTGTCTTCCCTTTCACCGTCACCGAAACCGCATACTCCCCCGGATCCATCGTCATTCCGTAATATCCACCTTCACGGGTCACTGCCGACGCACTGGTGCCGCTGAGCGCATCCGGTGAAACTGTCAGCGCCGTCAGGGTAATATTTGCTCCTGATATCGCCTCACCATCAGGAGATTTCAGCGTCCCCGAAACAACAACACTCACACTCCACCTCCGTTAAACACTTTTTTACGGGCAGACAATGCACTGTCTGCCCCCTGTTTGATCCCAAGTTGCTCAACAAAACTCTGATAATGCTGCGCAGCCAGCCCCGATTCTGCACCACCGGCAGCATCCTTACTGAAAGCACGAAACAACATCCAGTCCACCAGTGGGTTAACATAAGCCTCTTCCAGTGGAACTGGCGTATCATCGTCCTGCGTCAGAACATACACTGCCTCCGGTATCCGGCTTACCACTGCATCAATACTTATCTCTTTGTCAGGGACAGGAAACAGCCAGAATACGCGCGGGGACAGGTCGTTGCTGATAAAACATTCAGGAATGCCCTTCATTGTGGGCCACTCAGGATACTGCGCATCCAGCACCTCCCGGGATAATGGTCTGACTGCACTACCGTCACTGAGGCATATCACGTCAAGAAGTTGTATTACACCATCGGGCAAAACCTGACGGGCGCCAGGAACACAACTGATTGTTTCCAGGCTTGCGCCAGCATCCGGTCTCGCCAGAATCACTGCCCTCACAGCATCATTGTAATAATCGCACAATTCCTGCAGGGGCCAGCGAACCATCATCGGGTCAACCAGTTGTGTATTCACACGTCCGATGATTTCTGTAATCGTCGTCATCAGTAAAACCTCTGCCTGCGTACAGGGTTGCGGTATGAAGAGTACGGGCTTGTCGCCAATGTATGACGATATGCCCGACGGATCCCCTCAGAAAACTGCACAGAAAAATACTGTGCGCGCGACGGGTCTGACCATGAAACACCAGTCTGCATGAACAACCGCTCAAGTGCCCCCGCAGCCACTTCTTCAGGCCATGTGAGGAGTTCATCCGGTATCTGGCTGCGTCCAGCTTTCGGAGCGACGGCATAAAGCACGCTCACCTCACCGGGAGAACAGGCAAATCGCAGGGAGCGTCCGGAGCTGATATCCACATCCCGACCGACAAAAAGCTCATGATTATCGTCAGAGATACGGATGATATGAACGCACTCCTCATCATCTTTGTCATACGGAAGCACGATTTCTTTTCCTGCCACCGGTACAACAGTAACCTCCCGACGGCACACCAACGACTGGCGGCTGAATGCCACGGCAGCCATTGACAGAGCATCCGTCATCATAATGTTCAGTGGACCGCTGATATGACGACGGACATATGGTAAAAAATCACTCAGTTCCGCCATGCTGTTCAGTCTCCGCAACACGACGGCGAAATGCCTCACGCACCCGGATACGGAATGCCTCAGCCGTTTCTTTCGGGTCTTTGTGAATATCCAGCTCTTCTGCCTCACACAGCGTCGCCAGCCGTGCTGAGGTGAGCTTACTTAAATCCACCTCCTGCCCGTTAACAGAAACAACAAAACTGTTCTCCGCTTCTGCCAGCGCAGCAAGCACTCTTTCCTGCGCCTGCTGTGCCTGCCGCAACTGCTCATTCTGTTGTTGCTTTTTCAGAACATCATCAAGCTCTTCATGACGAACCCAGACATCCGGAAACCCCAGCAGTTGCCAGGCCATCGCGCTGTCAACATGCACCGGCTCAAGACGTGGGAACAGCGTGCGACTTCCGGTAATGGTGTCCTTTTTCACGGGTTTTGGGCCGATATAGACAACGGCAATTTTCTCGCTCATATAAATTCCCCGGATAAAAAGCCCGCATAACGCGGGCCGGAAGGTTTTAATCAGTATCCCACCACGGTATAACGCAGCAGAACATTCAGGGTGCCGGTTGCAGCGGCAGTCTTAATGGTGACAGTAACCAGCTCTCCGTCACGCTGTGTGGTGTACGGCTCCACTGGCACATATCTGGCAAATTTTGCAGAAACAGCTTCGCTGTTATCGATGAGAACATGCTCACCAGACTTAATGCTGACGGTTGCAGTACCCAGACCGCCCGTTGAAACCAGCTGGAGTGAGTTGATACGGATGCCAACTGGCAGTGAGAGAAGATGAATAACACTGTCCGCTTCCGCAGCATTCACCGTAAATACGCCTTCTGCCACCGACTCATTACCGTGCGTGCCCGTATAGACCCGTTCACTCAGTGACGGGGCAAGAATAGTCTTTGCCATAATTAATGACTCCAGAAAAAGCCGGGCGAAAACCCGGCATGGGGAAAGGAAAAATCAGAGCTTCACTGCGGTATCAACGGCAATCACGCCGTGATCCTGCATCTTGCCGCTCTTCTCGGGGAAACGGATTTTTTTCAGACCGTTGATCCAGCTGATTGCTATCTCAGTACGGTTATCCATATCCGTTTTCTTCTCAACCATGTTGAAGTGACCGCCTGCCTTCTGACCGTAAGCATTTGCCAGCGCCTGAGCCCCCAGTAACATGGCGCGGTCAATATTGGTTGCAGCAGCGACCTCTTTCGTTGTTGCCGTCAGGTTATTCTCTGATACCAGAACCTTTGAACCCTGATAGAAACGGATCGGCATACCCGCATACTTACGAACCAGGATATTCCGCCACATCGCACATTCACCTTTGAACAGCGGATGGTTAAAACCTTTTGCACGGTTCACGGCACGAACCATCATCTGGTTCCAGTCCTTCCCGGAAGTCGAGGTGTACCAGTCATTCCACTGACGCGGCGTGACGTACAGGACGTAATATGGATCTTCTCCGTGAAGTTCATCACCGGACAGACGAACCGGCTGTAACGGATGCGCCATTTCGTCAATGAACAGGGAGAGATTGTCCACCAGGCCAATAGAAAAAATATCTGCCGCTTCGATCTGCTCAAAGCTTGTCGCATCACCGCCAAAAAAGTGACGGTCATGTGTCGGAGGCAGTACATCGTTGATCATGATTTTTTTGAATTCAGGGTGCTCCGCTGTCGGCAGAATAGTGTCGTCAGCAACAAAATCACCGCGAGCTCCAGCAAGATGCACTATCGCACACTGGTCCTGCAGGTCATTAAAGTACGTCCCCAGAAGCGTTCTGGCAGAGGATGCCAGGTTGAACTTCGTACGCTGCTGGCTCATGCGTCCGCCCGCATCCACCAGGTGACGGCCCTGATTAATTTTCAGGGAAAAATCAGCATGGCTAAGGTCTTCACCACGACCTTCAACACGCTCATCTCCCATCGTCGGACGCTTTGAGAGTTTATGCATGATGCTGAACGCCACTTCATCACCGGCCTGTTTGTTAAGGTCTGTGATACGGACAACCGGCGCACCCGCGCTGGTCTGCTTTGTGCTTTTCTTGTCCGGCGAAACTGCTTTTGGCGCTTCCTGCTGTTCAGTGAGGATATTGACCATCGAGCGGTTGCGATTGGCAGCGGTAAAAAGCGCCACCTGATACAGCTTATTCGCCTGGGCTGATGTTACAGTCGTCATTACTTCAGTACTCCTTCAGTAAGTTACCCGAGCTTCTCCAGAAGCGCGTCTATTTCAGCATTCGTCATACCACGCATAATCGCCTCTGCCTCTGAATGAGAAGCGCCAAGTAACCGTTCAAAATTATCACCGGTTCCGACGGAGGCCGTGGTGCCTAAATCTGACGGGGAAGCTGGTACTGCCTGCTCCCGTTCAGCGGTCTTCACTTTCTCTTCCGCCGTTTTCCGGATATCCGTTTTGTCTGCCTGGTTGTCAGCAGACGACTCACTGACTTCACCGAAAGCAACCTGCGTACGACGGGCCACTTCAGCGAAACGTTCAGTGAGCGTTTTGTCTTTCCATGCGGGGTCATTCTGGAGCTTCCCGTCGATGGATACAGCAACCGAGAAGCGATCCGGATCGGACTCCTGCCACGTTTTCAGCACCGGCACGGCATTCATCGCATCAAGAACCGGTGATAAATCCTCACCACCATTACCTTCTGCCTGCTGTGTTGATTGCTGAACACGGGACTGGAGATAGTTATTTTTACGGATGAGCGAAGCCACCGCGTCACCAATTTCCGGATACATCTCCCTGATACGGGCAATCTGCTCATCAGAAATTTTTTCGTTTTCCGGTAACGGTGTGGGCTTCATACCGGCCTGGTGGATCTGAGACGTCAGCAGTTCCACCCTGCGTTTTTCTTCAGCTATCTGCCCACGAAGAAGTGCGGCTTCCTGTTCGGCCCGTTGCTTACCGGAACGTTCAGCCTCAAGGACTTCATAGGGAATGACGTGTTTACCGTCGCGGGTGAGCACCCCCTTCACTTCCGGCTCCTTCACGTCCTGCGTCTGCTCCACACTGGCATCCGGCGTCGGTGCCACATTGTTATCGCCCGTCTGAGTCTGTGCTTCCTCATCCGCATTTTTTTCCGTGGTATCTTCCGTCACGACGTCCTGTGCGTGACTGTCAATATCCACATCCCCAAGTCCTTCCAGCATTTTTTCCAGTTGTTCCGGGGTTTCTTCACCCGTAAATTCAAAATCCATAAATAACTCCGCATGGTCTGTTTATCGGACAGATCCGAATGGTTGAGTAAATAAGGCTTATCGCTGCCCCCGCGAATAAGCGCACCGCTCCCGGAACGCTTACCTCCGGAAACAAAAAACCCCGTACGATGACGGGGTTCAGTTGAAGCCAGAGTTTTCAGAGCGACATTTCATTCATCCGCTGTTGTAACGTATACAGCATCTGTTGCTGAAGAACGTCCTGCTCCTGTTCCATATTCTGTATGCCGGTAATGATTTCTGCCGTATGTGCCTGGTTAAGCGCATCCACATAACGCTGCCCCTGTGTCAGGGCAACTTCCCGCTGTGCACTGGCATTATCCCGTTGTGCAGCAGCATGAGCCCTGGCGGCGTCAGCTTCCAGTTTTGCCACTCTGCCAGCCATCTCGCGCATCTGGAGTTCTGCCTGTTGTTGCTGAAGTGCCTGTTGTTGTGCCGCTACTTCCTGTTCTTCCGGCGTCATTTCATCCGGTGATTTTGGCGTCCCCAGCGCAGCACGAATACGCTCAACAAACTCCTGTTTCTGCGGCACATCCAGAAGATTAACCCACAGGTCGAGCACAACAGCCTGCACCTGAGGCGGCAGCCCCTGAATAACCTCTGACATTCTCTGTGCAAGCTGTGCCTTAAACGCAGGTGTCTGCTGAACAGGAGCCAGCGCAATATGTGTATTTAACCTTGAAATATCATTGGTCAGTTCACCATTATCACCTTCAGCATTGAGGACAATGGTCTGGCGACGCTGACGATCATCGCGATTAATCACTACTGCATGATTACGGCGTTTTTTCAGGTCATCGAGAAGATAAGCCAGCAACAGTCTTCCCACCTGCTGGCAGGCAAACTGGTAGTTATCGTTGATTTCCGCAAGGGTTGTGGCCCCCTGCTCCACCAGGTTACTGATAGCCACGCCTGACGTCGCACCTGACTCCTGCCCGAGAAATGCGGAATACACTCCCATGGTATCCTGGATAAGTTTTTCCGATTCCTGCATGACCTGAAACTGCTGGCTGGCAACCTGAAAATCCTGCTCAACCCGAAAAACATCTGCGACACTTTTCTGATTTTTTCGGACCGGATTCAGTTTAATAATGCCATCCGGACGTTCGATCTGCTCCATCAGGTCGTTGTCTGACAACTGGGTGGCATCCTCGTCCATAATCACGCGTTTGGCCTGAAGCAACCAGGTCAGCTTGATACGACGAAAATTCACCTCATCCTGTGCCGGAATGGCGCGGGAAATTAGCCCGTATGGCTCCCCGGTTTTATCCTTTCGGTATCCCCAGAAAGGAACCAGCGGAAACATCCCCTGCGGAGCACTACAGGGGCGATCCACAATAAAGTGTGGCCCGACAAACCAGGCTTCACGAATACGGCTTACCCGCCCGACTTTCACCTGAACCCGCCCGGATGCCACAGCTACCGCCTGCATCAGATTATTTTTATCAAAGGCCACCACCCGTCCATTACTGAGTTCAATCACCGGAAGACGCTCGAATGTACGGTAATAAACCACCTGAAGCAGCACACGACGGCGTTCACGCTGAAGCCATTCGTTCTGCTGTCGATCCCATGACTGATACTCTTCCCATGCACTCATCAACGGACTGGGCTGGCCTTCAGTAACCGTGCTATCGACAAAACCACGCCAGTCATCAATGGCATAATCGATAACCTGAGCCATTCCCGGGAATGTAGCTTTTGCCTCATCGGTATCCATCCAGCGGCGACGCATCAGCCAGCGGCAGTCACTTAAATCAGCCTCCCGGCTCAGCCAGTCCCAGAAAACCTCATTCCGGCTGACAGTAGACACCTTAAATTCAGGCCCGAACGGATCGCTGTTTCGTCTGACCTCCACCCAACTGAGGCCCGCCTTGATTTGTTCCGCATAGGCATCAGAGCGGGCTTTATTCATATTGCCAAGGCGGCATGCATCGGCAAATTCAGCATTAATAGCTTCAGCCAGTTTTTCAGTTTCATCATCTGGCTCGTCTGACATCACCACCAGATCAGTCCGTGTTTTGGCCTCCATTCCCAGAACGCCATCGACGGTAGGCGCGATGAGGTTATGGATAGTCATCGGCTGACCGCGATCTTTCAGTACCTGAAGAACTTCCGGTGGCAACTGATCGCCATCGTAATACGCACAGGCCTTGTTTGCGGCATCACGCCATTTAGGCTGGCTGTCAATATCAGAACAAAGCGCCTGTAACTGGCGCTGAGAAAAACGCGGCGTGGCTCCATTGTCGTTTTTCGTCGCCATGGTGTTAGTTTCATTTTTCATCAGTGAGCCATCCAGTGTGTAGTTCTGCGTTTATCCGTTTTCTGTTTTACCCTCACAGGCATTCTGGCGCGCATCTCCTGGGCAATCATGTAGCTCATGAGTTGATCATCAAAACAGCCTTCCTGTGCATTCATGGAGCCTTTCGCGTCATAAACGTAGGTGTTCATTTCCGATAATGTGCCTGACCAGCGGATCCCTGATATTCCATTATTCAGGAGCGTTTTCATTCCTTCGGTCAGAACAGGTTTGCTCTGACGGGTTGTCAGCCAGCCAAGGCGGGGCGTATCGTCATCATATGCCTGATCAAGGTGCTGTTCGTTGTAGATATAACGCGTCGGATAGAGCTCCCTGAGTTTCAGAATAACGGCATGTCCGTGATTGTTACGCTCCGGCCCCACAAACGCGTTGTTGTACATACGACAGACCTGCGCAATGAGATGAGCAAAAAGCTCCGCATCAAGATGACCAAACCAGTGGGCCACCTGCTCACCATTACTGCATCTGATGATATCCAGCGATGAGCGGTCCCCGTGCTCAAGCCCCTCAGCAATATCCGCTCCGCAGACATACTCTTCATCTGGATCCGGTAGCTCCCAGACCAGCAGATAATTCATCAGCGTCCGGAGCTGTTCGGCTTTATTCCCGTCACGCAGAGACTGCGCTTTAGTCTTCCTTCCTGTAACAGGTTCAATGTCATAAACAATCAGCGGTGGCGAACAGAATGATTCTGCCTGCAACGTACTTTCGGCACTGAACACACGTCGTCCGGACGTCAGAAACGCCTCCTGTGGCGTTGAGGGAAACTCCTGCTTCATTTCCTCACGCTGTTCAGTTTCCTTATTGATGTACCACTGCTTCTGTTCATCAGTAAGCGTGATGTTCATTGCCTTCTCAACCGCAGAAAAATACGTCATTTTTTCCCGTGACAGCTTCAGCCCGCTTTCCGGCACTCGGGCGCTGTATTTAGGATCCTGCCACCAGGCGTAAAAATGGAATTTATAATCCTGTGCCGTCAACGATAAGCCTGATGCAGTGATCTCCTGTGCTCGGTTACTCATCTCGTAAAAATCACCACCCACGCCTTCAGCTGTGGACTCATCAAAAATAATGCATTCATCAGAGACGGCATTAAGCGTACCGGTTCGCAGTTCTTTCGCCTTAGCCGGATATTTCGCGCAAATTTTGCCGTGCTCTGAGATATGCAGGCGCTGCACCGTACCTGAACGGAATGAGGTTGCCACCTGGATACTCGAGCCGTGACCAAACAGGATATAGCCACCGCTGGCACCGCTACGACGTTCAACGATGGTGAATGAGGCTCTCAGCCAGTCAGGGAGATGATCAAACGGTACAGCAATTTTTGTGCGGAAAATTTCACTGGCAGCCTGTTTATCCTGAGCGACGATCCCGCATTTGAGATGCGGAATGAATAATGCCTGGTCGAGAAGATAAATATCAATGGCTGTGGAAAATCCCAGCTGGCGCGCTTTCAGGATAATATTTTTATTGTGCATGCTCCGGAATAACTGGCGCTGCGCCGGTCGCATTCTGAAGGTGACCAGTTCACCTTTTTCGTTCTGTATTTTGTAGAGATGATTGAGCCGCCACCAGGGATTGCTCAGTTTAGTCATGATGAACAGACGTTGTTCAGCCTCGGTCATTTCTGACGGCTCATCACATCGCGGTTCATTCTTCCGGAATGTCATCCAGTCTCCCCGAATTACTCATTTCATGCAGCGATGACACGATGTCACTGACAGGCGTAACAACGCCCCGACGCTGGCTGGTCAGAATATCGGTTTCAGCTCTGAGTTTATCTCTGGCGGCGTTGATTCTTTCCCGGTCAGCACGAAGTTTTGGTGCTGTCTCAGCCAGGACGTCCAGCGTCAGCAATGAGCGTTCAATTGACTCGATACGGGCAATATTCCGGTCAAGGGCCTGTTCAGCTTTGAGTATTTTGTCGTAAAGAGCAACACGGGTTTCCACGTCAGTTGCCTCTTCCAGGTCGGCGAACATCCCTTTAAGTGCCTTAGTTACTGAAAGTGCGCGGGCCCGGGTGAACACCAGTTCATCGAACAGCACCATGTCGGAAGCATCATCCATGAGGTTATCTGCCTCAAGATACTTCGCATATCCACGGTGTCTTACGGCGTGGGTGTTGCGCTGAGAAAAAGCGTTTGAAGGAGGTAAAAGTCGGGAACCACGAATCCGTTTCGTTTCTGCCGAATTTGCGCAGTTTTTTTCAGAGTTTTTTGCGCATTTTTCATCGCCGGAACCCGCGTCATTGCAGGGTTCTTCATCTAAGATGTCATGATCGATTTCATGATCGGTTTTATGATCAATTTCATGATCGATTTTGCCCATTTTTATACGGGTTCTGGCGGTGTTGTAATTAATCTTTTTCTTCCGGCACCAGTCCAGTAATGTTATTCCCGTTTCGGCATGTTCGCGTCGGAATGCCTGCTCCAGCTTTTTCCAGTCCAGCTTTGCCATGTCACGTTCTGACGTCCTGTGTTAAAAACTGATGCATAATGACCGCTGTGATTTTTCAGATTTCACACAGCAGCACCATATTTGATCGATATTTGCACAATGCGGTTGTTTTATCCGGTTTCTTCCACCACCGCACCGGACAGGCGGCTTCGCGGGAAATCGCTCCCATCTCGTGAAAAATGAGAAAACCCGGTGTGCATCGTTTTTGATTATCCCCGCACACTCACGCAGATAAGGTGGCTGCGGTCTCTGTTAATGCGGGAATACGGCGACGATGCGGCGCATGGCTATGTCAGGCTGAAATGCCTTTATCCGTTAAAAAGGATATCAATTAAGTTATCCCGTGTAGGGTATAAGCCATTATCAAAGCCACTCTGTAGGGAATGGCTTTTGTAATAACTACTGTTCGCTTAGCTTCTGCTTCAGCAAGTAACCTTCGAGCATCCAGATTTTGTTTACAGCATTCTGCCGGGCAATCTTCCGACCAATTTCTGCATCAAAGTTTTCCGGGCTTGCACAGGCACTCTCTCCGGTGACAGTGAAGCCATTCTTCAGCACCAGTACGCAGAAAGTGAGCAACTTCAATGGTGATAAATCACGATCTCCTTCTTCTGGTTTTTCCCTGCCACAATATTCGTTGCTGGAAATGGCACCATTTCGTCCATCATAAGCAGTAAAGTAATGCTCGCTTTTAATCACGTCTTCGATGTGCTGCTGGGTGATTCGCGGTGCCGTTTTGCCTTTCTCAACGATTTCTTTTTCGATTTGCTGGTCGTTCATAATTATGACCCTGTGGAGTGGTTGCTTGATTAGGATGTCTTTCCATCAGTCCGCCACCACAAAGAATCTTTTTTGCCATAAGGCAGGAGGTTCATCTTTCAGTGGCTGCCAGTGTTATTTCCCCACTTTCTGGCTTGGGTTGTTTCGCGGTACTGCCGTTAATTGATGAGTCCGGGGATTACGGTTTGCCCGTGCTGTTCAAGGCGTTCAATTCTAGCCAGCAGCTGTGGCTTCTTAATTTTGCCCCAGCGATTTAGCAGGCGACCTGACATGCTGGCAACATCCTTCTCTTTCATGTACTCCAGCATTACGGCATTTCTCTCTTCTTCAAATTGACGATGACCAACCTGAAGCATGGCGTACATCCAGTTAAATGCGTTGATGTAAGCAATTTTGATACGCATTGCTTCTTTTTTGGTGTAGGACATAACCAAAAGCATCAACCCATCCTTGCGGAGACGGTAGAATTTTTGCGGCTTACCATTCTGTAACTCATTGTTTTTATAGCAAAGCTCAAAGTTGAGCTTTGTATCAAACTCAGGAGGGCAAGCTTCTATGGTTCGTTCAATGTCACGAACTACGTTCTTCGGCAGCTTTCCAAATGCTTTTGCCACCATAAAAGAATCTGTAACCGGATCGTTGTTTGCCACAAAAATCAGATCTCGAAAATCGATGCCGTTAACGATAGTTGGATAATTCATCAGTGCACACCTTTTAGTGATGAACCTTGTCACACAGGATTCCGGCCCACAGAAAGGCACCGATCACCAAACCGGCATCCTCAAGGGTCATCCTGAAAGGTTCTGTGTTCATAAGTCGCGCGTGTGAAGCGCGTTTACTGCGTACATAAAAAAGCCCCGCATCGCGGGGCTCATTAAATGGACTTTGTGATTTGCAAAAAAATTATTTCAGGCATTGCGTCCTGATGTATTCCTGCAGGTAGTTAACCTGCGCGGTTATCTTGTCGATTCCACTTCTGAGACGGTAATAATTGAGTTCAGCATCTGCTGTAAGTCCTGGGCTTTCTCCATCGCCCATGCTGCTGGCTCCGGTCGTTGACTTTGCACAGGTGGCGGCGACTTGCAGGCGCTTACGCCCAGCAGAAACATCAGCACGGAGACTTTCGATAGTCGCATTAGCATCAGCAAGCTCCTTTGTGTATCTGGCGTCAAGTTCTGCTACATCACGTTGCCGCTTCTGCATATCTGCGATGATGGATGTGGCTTTATCGCGCTGCGCTTTGTAGGTGAGCGCGTTGTCACGGTAATGGTTTGTTGCCAGCCACAGCGCACCACAGCCAACCGCCAGGACAATAATCACCACACACAGAACACGGTTCATCTCTCTTTCACCCCACCAGTCCCGATAACGTCAGGACTCTCCAGGCGGTGGAAAAGAAAATGGCAACCAGCATGACTAAAAATGAAATGCCGACGATTACACAGAGAATCTTCGCCAGCGTTATGAGTTTATCCGATATCATTAGCCACCACTCCATCAATCCGCCTTTGTTATTTTCCCTTTGCCTGTATCAGCCAGGACAAAATCAATCAGCAGATTCGCTTCGTTTATCAATGTGCGGATTTTTGATACATGCGCGGCTTTAACCTGTTTCCACTCATTCAGCCCGGTAGAAAACACACTGGCAATGTTTTTATCCCGTTTCATGTCAGCGCAGGCCTGATTGAGTTCTTCCATCACGCTCATTTGACGAGGATTAACGACAAAACCCTTCGTCCAGTATTCATAGAGAACATCGTCGCACTCTTCCTGATACTGGATTACCTTGTCGCGGATTTCGGGTTTTACTTTGTTGGGATTGATGGTTTGTAACCAGCCTGCAAGTTTTCGAAGTGGCAGGGACACCATATTGCGTCGTTTCCCATCCTCAGCAACCATAACGATTTCCGTTATAGTTGACACAAAACGCTGTCTTAACTTAGCCAACTGTGATTGCCAGGCCAGCCCCATCCCCGCAACGACAGGTTTCATGGGAACGTATGGCTCACCGTTATGGTTAACCACATAAAGAGAATCGCCGTGAAACGGCACGGTCATCATATTCATCGGTTATTTCCTTTTAGTGATGAACCCTGCGCACAGGAATAACCAGCCCAAAGAGGGTTAACCAGACCACTGCCGGTTATCCACCAGGGCTCATCCTGAAAGGTTCTTTGGTTTATTTACGCTTGTGCGAAGCGCAGAAATGACAAAGACACCATTACGGTGCCTCTGCGTGAAACAATCTTCCTGACTTTATTCACTTGCATTTTGCCAGTTCGCAGGATTTCGTGTTATCAGCCCGCGTGAGCAAGCGTCATTTTTCAGCAAAATATTCTGCTACCTGTCGATACCCCAGCACGCCAGCGCGCTCTCCTGGTCACGACGGGATACCTGACCGTAACAGTTGTTTGAACGAATACGGCAGTCCTGACCACCGTCATATATCCAGCGACGAATTTCAGCACATGCGCCTTTACGGTCTCCGGCGTTCAGTTTCCGGTAAAACGTTGAGCTGAAACACTTACCCGGGCCAATGTTGTAAGGACAGAATGACGCAATACCCGCTTTCTGGGGTTCAGTCAGTGGCACTTTGATGTTTTTCGCCACCCATGCCAGCGCCTTATCACGCTCAATGGCGTTAACCTGGTCGCATTTCCCCTTCGACAGCTTCATGCTAGGAATAACAGGCTTACCATCCACCCGGGTGGCTCCACGGCAGATGGTCCAGATACCCGCACCATCACGGTATGCCGTAGTGTGGTTACCTTCTTTTTCGTCAAGAAACTGGTCGAGGATTTCAGGCGCAGAAGCCCCTGCGGCAATCAGCGCCAGAACGACAGCTGATAAACCATAGCGGAATTTCCGGCTCATCAGCTTACTCTCCCCGCGCCGCCTTACGCCGGTCCTCTCTGATTTTGAAATACAGGTTCGTCAGGTACGTCAGCAGACCAAACAGCAGACTCCCCAGCACGCCTATTGCCGCCCACTGAGACGGGGAAACCCTGTCCAGCAACTG